CAGCAGAGAACAGAGCCGGGTGTGCGCACGCCTGCCGCTGAACCTCCAGCTGTTTGCCGAAGACACCGGCGAAAATGGAGCAGACACCAACACAGAGGGGGCAGCGGGCGACACCGGCGCCAACTCCGATGGGGGCAACGACACTCCAACATTTGACGACCTGCTGAAAGACAAGAAATTCCAAAGCGAGTTTGACAGCCGGGTCAGCAAGGCGCTTGCCACGGCCAGAGCCAAGTGGGAGGAAAGCGCCAAGGAACAGGCGGACGAAGCAAAGAAGCTGTCCAACATGAACAAGGAGGAGCGGGAGCGGTACAACCTGGACAAGGACCGCCAAGCCTTTGAGCAGGAAAAAGCGGCCTTTGCCAAAAAGCAGCTGGAAACAGCTGTGGCGGCAGAGCTGCTCCAGCGCAAGCTGCCTGCGCAGTTTGCGGCATTCTTGACCGGGAGTGACGCGGAAGCCTCTCAAAAGAATTTGGAAGCCTTTGACACCGCATTTCAAGAGGCAGTACAGGCCGCAACCACGGCCAACCTGCGGGGCAAGAACCCGCCCCCGGCAGGTAAGGGCGCAGCGGGCGACAATGTACCGCCCACAGACTTCCACGCCTATGAAGCGTGGAGAAAAAACAACGGCTAAGGAGGAATAAGAAATGCCGAACACGATTTTAACCCCCAATGTCATTGCCAATGAGGCACTGATGGTACTGAAAAACAACTTGGTGATGGCCAACCTGGTGCACCGGGACTATGAAAAAGAATTTGTTAAGGTTGGCGATACGGTAACCGCACGCCGTCCCAGCAAGTTTGCGGCCAAGAACTTTACCGGCGCAGTGGATCCCCAGGAGCTGAACGAAGGCGGCGTGCCTGTAAAGATGGATCGTCTGCGTGATGTGACCGTACAGATCACCTCTAAGGAGATGAGCCTGGACCTGCGGGACTTCTCTGCACAGGTCATTGAACCGGCTATGACGGCCATTGCCAACGCAGTGGACGCGGATGTGCTGGCTACCGCCGTAGAGGGCGCATGCCGCACAGTGACCGCTTCCGGCGAGGACGCAGCAAAGCCCATCAAAGATATTGCCAAGGTGGGCAGCCTGCTGGACTTTGCCGGTGTGCCGGTACAGAACCGCCGCCTGGTGCTGAACCCCTCTCACAAGGTGCTCTATGCAACGGACGACAATATGTCCAAGGTATCCTATGCCGGCGATGGTACCGCCCTGCGTGAGGCAGAGCTGGGCAAGGTGTACACCATGGATACCTATATGAGCCAGAATGCACCGTATCCCTTTGGTTATTTGGATAATGCCGTAGGCACCGCCAAGTCCTTTAAGGTTAGCGGTACTGCAGGTGCCAGCACTGTGGCGCTGTCTTCCGTGACCGCAGCCTCTGCGACCGTGAAGAAGGGCGACTGCTTTATTGTGGACGGCTATGTGTATCACTTTGCAGCAGACGCAACGGCCTCCACCGGTGCGATCGCCAGCGTAGTCATTGACCAGCCGCTCCATGCCGCGCTGACCAACAAAGACGCTACGGTGATTTCTGCACCCACTTCCGTAGGGTTCCACCGCAACGGCGTGGCACTGGTGACCCGTCCTATGGATCTGCCGATGGGCAACAAGAACGCCTATGTGGCTTCTGCGGACGGTCTGGGTGTGCGTGTGGTCTTTGACTACGACAGCACCCACAAGATCGACACCGTGTCCTTTGATATTCTGTACGGCGTGACCACGCTGGACAAGAATATGATCGTCAAGGTGCAGGGCTAAGCCCAGGGAGGTACAAATGGAAAAGGTAACCGTTGTACAGGGCAAGACCCAAGTGGTCATTGATCGGAGTTGTCTGCCGGCTTATTTGAATGCCGGTTGGCAGCTGCAAGAAAAAGAGGATACAAAAAAGGGCGCCAAATAAGGCGCCTTTTCTTATGGGGGTGATATGTTTGACTGATGAGATGAAAAGCAAGGCTCTGCGGCTGCTGCGGGCCGCTGCCGGGCGTTACGACAAGATATGCGAGGCCTGGTACGCACACGCCGGTGAAGAGCTGGATTTGCAGCTGTTTTTGGATATGGCAGAGGACGATTGCCTGACCTATTTGGGCACGCAAGAGCTGCCGCCGGTGGTAACGGCCACCACACTGGCCAAACTGGCTTTTGTGCACCTGAACTGCTTTATACAGGATCGGGATTACGGTGTAAAGAGTACGTCCTATACAGAGGGCAGCGTATCTATGAGCGAGACCTATACCACCCCTGCGGAGCAGGAGACAGCCATTGCCGACCTGCTCCAGCCGTACAACAGATACAGGGAGGTGCGCACCGGTGAAAGCAAAAACGCCTAAGTCGTGGACTGTAAAATCACGGATTTTCTCCGCACAGACGATCAGAGACAGTGCTTACGACTTTGAGCAGAACACATACAGTGCTACACCTGCCATTTTGTATTTGTGCTGGCAGCCGGTATCTGCTTCTGCCCCTATTGAGGAGCGGGGGCGGGTGCTGTCTGCCGGGTATCAAGCCGTGTTGTATGACCCTGTGGGCGTGCGGCCCGGCGACCTGGTACAGGCGGATGGTATTGGCTGGCTGGAGGTGGAGACCGTGCAGCAGTTCCTGCATTATCGTTTGTTGACAGCGAATGCCACAGAGAGGAGAGCACCCGGTGGAAACGAACATTGAGATTGAAAAGCTGAGTGCCTATGCCAAGACGCTGCAACGCACCGCAGATCATCTGCTGGACAACTTGGAGCGGCAAATGCTGCAGGACGCAGAGGATATGGCCGGCCGTCAGCGCAGCAACTGCCCGGAGGACACCGGACTGCTGCGGGAGTCCATCGCCGCCTTTTGCGAGCGTGACGGTGATCAGGTGACCGCAGGCAGCCGTACCAATATGCAGTATGCGGCCTATGTGGAATTCGGAACCGGGCCTGTGGGTGACGAAAAGGGTACACCGCTGGACAGTGAGCTGGGTATTGTGCGCAAGCACGAGCCTTGGACTGCGTATATACCAGGTTACGGTTTTCGCAGACTAAAAGGTCGCTTGCCGGCGCTCTTTATGTATAACGGCATGCAGGAAATGCAGCCGGTGATTGCAGAGCATTATGGTACGGCTATACAGGAGGCGATCAAGTGAAAAACTACCGTGCAGTGATCCGGGATACCTTAAAATCCGTACAGTCGGACATTCCCTATGACATTAAGATGGCATTTCCGGAGAGCAAACCGGCAGGTAACCTGATCACATTTTATGAGATCACCAATACAGGCACGGAACTGGCGTGCGTAGATGTGATCGCCTATCAGGTGGATCTGTGGTTTATGACCTTGCCGGACCTGTTGGAATTGACGGAAAAGGTAGACGAGGCTTTGACCTCGCTGGGCCTGATCCGGCAATTTGCATCCTCGGACGCGCTTTTACACGACCCCAGCGGTTATTTGCGCAAATCATTGCGTTACGGTCGTCGGGTAGACACAAGAACCAATCGATTGATTGATTAAGGAGGATTTTATATGAACGAAACAAAGCCGGAACGCGGCCTTGCGTCCAAAGGCATTGAGGTATATCCCAACTATACCGGCCCCACAGCCAAGTGCCTGAACTACGCCACCCAAATCGGCGATCTGACCAAGGGCGAACGGGAAGAACTGGACGCCACTTGCTATGACGATGATGTGGAACACAGCATTACCGGTATTCGCAAGAAAGCAGACGCCTTTGAGGTGACTTTTCTGTACAACGCAAAGGACGCCACATCGGATTATCGGGTGCTGGCAGCTTTGGAGGACGCCGGTGTGTCCGTACCCATTATGGTTAAGCTGCCGGACGGCACCAAGTTTAACAACTCTGGTGTGCCCAGCCTGACGATTAAGGGACCGGGCGTAAACAGACTGATGGAGGCTACTGTCTCTTACAAGCTGGACGGCGACTGGAGCAGAGAGTTCCCCGCCGCGTAAATCGACTATTCGGGAGGCGGGCGACTGCCTCCCCGCTTTTTAGGAGGAAATGACAATGAACGAATCCCATATTGTAACCAGAACATACGATTTGCAGCTGAATGGCGGCAAGACTGTGCACCTGCGTTTGACTGTAGCTGCTCAGCTGCGACTGAAAAATAAATTCAACGAGGACGCCCTGGATGTGATCCTCAGCGCTTCCAGTGATCCGGAGCGGCTCCTGGCTGTACTGGATGAGGCCCTGCATTTTAACGATGATCCCAACGGCGATCTGACCGGTGAGGCGTTGTATGACGCGCTGGTGGACAGCGGCGTTAGCGGCGTGGACGCATTTTCAAGCATTCTCTTTCAGCTGGCCAATGTGTCCGGTCTACTGAGCGATACGCAGGCCGAGAAGCTCTCCGCCGGCATTGAAAAGATGGTCAACGCTGCGTTTGACGGCGTGGAGAAGTCCACAGAGAGTGAGGACAAGCCGTCCACTTCCTTTCGGGAGTAATTACTGCACAACGGAGGATATGATCCTGGAGGCCAACGCTTATGGCTTGTCGTTCTCCGTTATTCTCGCCATGACCTATGGAGAACTAAAGCGTTACATCCTGTTCCATCGTGATTTTGAGAAAAGGCAGTATCAAAACCTGTCACAAATCGCTTATATCCAAGCCGGGGTTATCGCCGCTGCGGTTGCCGGGGAGGATGTGGGCGCAGTGTATGACCTTTTCCCATATTGGACAAAGGATGATGTGCTGGATATTCAAGCGGCCAAAGCAATGGCCTACTTTGATCAGTTTTAACGATTGAAAAACAAGAAAAGGAGGTGATTTTGTGGATCAGGAATTGGTAACACGATTTACTGCGGATATTAGCCAGTACAAAAAGAGCATGGCCTCTCTCCAAGCCGAGCTGAAGCAGCTGTCCGGCGTGACGGATAAAATTAAGACGGTGACTGCCAAGGCAATGTCTTCCGCCTCTTCTGATACAAGGAAGATGGGAAAGCAGGTGGATACGCTTATTAAGAGCCAAGAGCGCAATGTGCAGGCCGCTATGAGTAGTGCTGCGAAAATATCCGAGTATACGGCAAAAGCCAGACAGCTGAAAGATCAGCTGCACAGTCAGGACGAAACATACAAGCAGTTGTCCAGCCGCTTAAAAGAGGTAACAGCCACTTACCGGGCACAGCAGGAGTTTTTGAAGTCCTATAAGAACGGCATCGCCGGTGTAAGCAGTCAGTATCAGGAGATGGTAGACTGGATCCACAAAATGGAAACAGCGTCGACCAGCGGCATGACGATCAATCAGATTGAACAGCAGCGGGCGGCTATCAATGTATAAAGAACGATTTAGAAGTCTTTGACAGCGAGCTGAAAGAGGTTGGCCTGAATCCGAATAATTTAAAAACGGATACGCTGGACAAGCTGAAAAATGAAATCCGCAAAACCTCTTCGCAGATTCTCAAAGCGAAGAGTGCAATGGCACAGACCACGGGACAGATCAACAAAACCAATGCGGATATAGCAACGGAAAGCAACCGCTTTTCCAACTTGAAATCGTCCATATCCAGAAATGCTCCTGCGCTTAAGAGTATGAGCAAGCAGCTCAAGCAAACCGGTGATGTTTCCGCAGCAGGGAAACTGAAAAAGGGCTTCTCCGGGTTAAAGGGCATATTTGGAAATATCGGATCTGCAGCGGGCGCCGCTTTCGGCAAGGTGCATAGTCACCTGAAAAATATGCGTGCTTCTTCCGGTACGGCCAGCAAGTCCCTGTTGAATGTGGTCAAGTCTATCCGCCGTATAGGTGTGGTATCGTTGGGGCTGAAAGTGTGTAAAAACATTTTCGGCGAGCTGCGCTCGGTGATCACCGGATATTTAAGTCAGAACGAGGCTCTGAATAACCGTGTAGAAGCCTTGAAAAATGCTTTTGCAAATGCTTTGGCACCGGCCATCAATGTGGTTGTGGGGCTGTTTGAAAAGCTCATGCCCTATGCCATGAGTGTTGCCAATGCCATTAGTGGGTTGCTTTCATCTGTGGGGATCGCTTCGCAGGTAAATGCCACGGCCACCGCTGTGGGCAAGACCACAAAAGAGACGAAAAAGCTGTCTCAAGCGCAGAAAGAACTGTACGGATTTGACCAAATCACTAAGGTTAGTGATGATCAGCAAGACAGTAGTTCGTCCGGTGCGTCTACAGCCAATACGCCGGCAGCGTCCGACAAGTTCTCCGCTTATTTGGAGAAAATCAAGAACCTGTGGAAAAGCTGCGACTTTGAGGGAATCGGCGAACAAATCGCCGGTTCTTGTAATAAGATTATTAGCAAGATCAATGCACTGGACTGGAAAGGCATACAGGACAAAGTCAACGGCGCTGTCAGCGGTATTGCCAAGAGCCTAAACGGCTTCATCCGTGACTTCGACTGGGAGGGTGCCGGACAAATTGTTGGTAACGGTGTGAACACCGTCTTTGGTGCACTGGACACCTTCCTGACCACATTCGATTTTGCAGCTCTTGGCGCAGGCTTTGCTAAAAACCTGAACGGTATATTCAACACCATTGACTGGGGACAGGTGGCAAAGACTCTGTCCGATGCAATCAGCGGTGTATTCAAGGCCATTGCAGGCTTTCTGGAAAATTTGGACTGGCGAGGGCTGGCTACGGCGCTGGAAAACTTCATAGGCGGTATTGATTTTGGTGGAATGGCAAGCGCTCTGTTTGAATCGCTTGGTGCAGCTTTAGGCGGCCTGTGTGCATTCCTGGGACAGCTTATCTCTGACGCTGTGTCCGGTATACAGTCCTATTTTGGCGACAAGATCAAAGAAGCCGGCGGCAATGTGGCCCAGGGCATTTGGGACGGCATCATTGACGGCATTGGAGATGCATGGAAGTGGGTTAAGGAACACATTTTCCAACCGTTTATCAATGGTTTCCAAAAAGCGTTTGAGATCAAATCGCCGTCTAAGGTTATGAAAAAGCAGGGCGGCTTTATTTCCCAAGGTCTGTTTGACGGTATCGGCGATCTGTGGAAAAAGGTCAGCCAAAAATTCAAAGGATTTAAGGACGGCGTTGTTAATTTCTTTACCGGGAAAAATGGCGTTGTATCAAAAGTCACCGGCCTTGGCGGTAAGATCGTGACCGGCTTAAAGAACGGCCTGAAGAATTTGAAAGCCACCTTTACCAATGCGTTCAAAGGCCCCTTAAACGGTGTGATCAAACTGGTCAACAACATGATCGACAAAATCAACGACAAGCTGAACATCAGCGTTGGCAGCACACTGTCTAATGTGCTTAGCGCCCTGGGCGTGAGCGTGACCAACGGCCAGTACCAGTTGTTCTCTATACCCACTATCCCAGAGCTGGAAAAGGGCGGCGTGCTGAAAAAAGGCCAGGTCGGTCTGCTGGAAGGTAAAGGCGCCGAGGCTGTTGTGCCTTTGGAGCGAAACACCCAGTGGATCAGCAAGGTAGCCGCAATGATGGTGCAAATGCTGGGTAGCAGCGGGCAGGCGGTCAATGTAACGATCCCGGTATATGTGGGCGGTAAGCATTTAAGCACGGTGGTGCTGGACGATGTGAACCAAACAGAAAAGAAAGGCCGTGACCCGGTTGCGGCTACAGCGTAAGGAGGGACGGTATGCCACTATATATTGACGGCACAAAAATGCCAAACCCATCATTCAATGCCATATCCTGTTCAGATGAAAAGGTGTGGTCCTCTAACACAGGCCGCTCCAAGTCGGCTTATATGAACGGCAGTATCGTTCAGGTCAAAAAAACAAGGCAGTTGTCCTTTCCGCCATTGACCCGGGCGGAGTTGGACAAGCTAAACGGCGTGATCAACAATGCGAGTAAGCCCTGGCATTCTATTAAGCTGGAGGATACCTCCGGGAATACGGTGTTTTCTTTCAGCTGCTACTTTGGCACGCCCAGTTGGACGGCTTATTCCGGTGCCAGGGATTGCCGGTATTTCATCAACTACAAAGTAGACGCCATTGAGCGCTAAAGGAGTATTTTATGTACAAGACAAGCACTGATTTTAACCAGGCCATCAAAAACGGGGAACGGATCTATGTGAAGGTTAAATGTGGCAATTTCATTTTTGGCTACAACGATGAGACGGATCCTACAAGCCCAAATGAGCAAAATAACATTATGGAGCTGAATATTGACCGCAGTATCAGCCATGACGATTACGCGCTGGCAAAGTCCTACGCTTGTGGGTGTAACTGCGTTCTGTGGGCTGTGCCTGCCGGTGCCGTGCTTCGCGGGCAGAAAACCGTGGTGTACTTTGGCTGTATGGTCAACGGTGCAGTGGAGTGGGTGCCAATGGGCGTGTTTTATCCGGAAAAGGTCACTCGGTCCGGCGAATGTACCACTTTGGAAATGTACGACCACATGTATGATCTTTCTATGCCGTATTCTGCCGCCATCAGCGGTCAGCAGACCCCTTTGGCAATCTTAAAAGACCTGGCACGCCAGGGTAACTTTGAGTTGGCTGCCGGCGTGGAGAGCAAGGTCTCCGGCTTTGGCACGGTAGATGTTTCTTTGCTCTGCGGTACGGAAACAGACGAGGACGGCAAGCAGCAGGTCACTGCCTATAATGTGAATGATGCCATCGGTTATGTGGCTGGGTTCTGCGGCTGTGCTGCCGTCTTTGATCGAGAAGGCAAGTTGCGAGTAGATACTTTCGCCCAGGTATATGATGGTACGGCAGAATACGCGGTGACAGATGACACGGTCACAGAGGTTTCACTGGCAGAGACGGACAAAACCTACCTGGGGATCAGTTGCAACAATGGGAATAAGAATATTCTTGCACCAGATAGTCTGTCGGTCAACAGCGAGGTGCTGTATTTCGACAACCCACTGATCACCACCCAGGCCCAAGCGGAAAAAGTATTTAACGCTGTATCTGATATGATCTACATAGATGATGGCGACCAGGGTGAGACTGTATTTGACCTGGGCATACAGTACCGACCGGGAAGTATGACATTGCTCACGGCCAATCCGGCGTTGGATAGTTTCGATGTGATCACTTACCGGGACGATACCGGCGATCACCATATCCCTTTGATGGGTGTGGAGTATGATTATGATGGCTCCGTCACTATGGAAGTGACCGCCCATGCCCGTTCAGAACAGGAGGGCAGCTCTGCCGGAAGCATTCTTTCCCGCATGATCTCTAAGGCTATGCAGCAGGTCACAGCGCCGTTGGCACAGCGCATTCAGGATGCTACGGATTCTATCACGAACGCAGTGGGCGGTTACGCTGCTTTGATCGACCGGGACGGCGATGGTGTGTCAGACGCGCTTTATATCGGAGAGTACCCGGCAGCGGAGGGCAAGACCAAAGGCCGCTGCCTGCTGCTGAATAAGAACGGCATGGCTGTTTCTACCACCGGACTGCAAGGCCCCTTTAAGGACTTTGCGGTGTACTACAACAAAAAAACCAACCAGTATTACCTGAATGCTACGGACATTTCAGCCGGTAGACTCTCCGGTATTGAGATCCTTGCGGATAAAGGCACGATCGCCGGGTGGAACATCACCGACCGAGAACTGTATGCGGATTTGGGTAGTTATCGTGCATACATTCAAAAGCCAACTACCAAAGGCTCTTGGGTGTTTTCTGCACAAAAAAAGAACAGCAACGGTTCATATACTGGTACATGGTATGTAACGATGGGCGGCGATATGGTATGCAATGGTTCGGTAGATGTAAGCGGGGCCCTATCGGTGGAAGGGAAAACCAAATTTGATGCCGATGTACAATTCTACAAAAAAATATATGATCTTGCCGGATATGAAATCATTAATGCTGCATCTGGTGGTAACAGCCTTGTAATTGGATACGGTCAGTATGAGCACGGAGCCAAAACATATTTAGAAGGCGGAGATATTTGCTTAAGAATGCAGCAGAATGGCAACTTGTGTATACAAGCGGGATCGAAAGATTCGGTTGAAACCAGATTTGTACTGTCTAAAGTGAGTTGGACGCTTAGCGGAAGCACTGCGTACCGTGATACGATTGAATCAAAAGGCGGGTTTGTGCTTAGTGCGAATGGTGGCGATAATGTTTTATACCTTGTCGGGAAGAGTATATGGATTGATAACGCCACGACAATCAGAGGCAAACTGACGGTACAAGACGATATTAGACTGAGTTTTAAATCTTCAAGCGGAACCATTCCACTGGTTGTAAACACAAGCGGCGTTATTACAACCGCAAACTCATCAAAACGATACAAAGAGAATATCAAACCGGTAGAAGACGCTGTGCTGGATCCAAACGGTCTTTACGATGTACAGGTGTGCCAGTACAATTACAAGCCAGAATACAAGGACAACGAATTGGTCAGCGGGACGCAGATCGGCGTTATTGCAGAGGATCTGGACAAGCATTACCCCAACGCAGTGATCTATGACAGTGAAGGGAGACCTGAAAGCTGGCAAGATCGTATCATGATACCGGCAATGCTTAAGTTGATCCAAGATCAAAAGAAGCAACTGGACGCTTTGCAGGCAGAAGTGGACGCGCTGAAAGCAAAATTGCAATAAACAGCAAAGCGGCTGCTCCGCACTGGAACAGCCGCTTTAGAGTTATTAGTCAATATATATTCTTGGAGTGGATTTATCGCCCTTTTTGAAATAGAAATGCCTGCCGCTTTCATCGACATATATTTCTTCTAACGGATCGTCTCGAGAAGAAGCTGTGTCCCAGTAATATCCATCGTCAGAAGGTATGGGATCAAAGTGCGCGTCAGCAGGACGCTTCGGCACCGTTGATTCGGTTGTTTCTCTTATTGCGGCTGGGGCTACTGTGCCATTCCTTTCGGTGCGATACACTACTTGCGGTTGCGTGGTAGTATGCTTCTTCTTTTTCTTCTTAGTGGTTGTGGGCTTTGTAGTTGTTGTGGTTGCGGTCGCCTCTGTGGCTGCCGGTTCTGTAGTGGTCTCTGTGGGCTGTGTAGTAACACCAGCCAGTGCACTGGATACAGCGTGATCTACCAGACTGGCTGTCTCCTGATCATGCACTCGATCATAGTGCACCCACACACCGATACCGACCCCCACCGCCACTACAACGGTCACAACAAGGATCCACACTTTGGCCTTAGACTTCATCTTCATCTCTCCTTTCACTCCCCACCATACCACACTTCCCCGCAGATTGCAAGAAAACAGGAGGTGATTCCCATGTAAAATACAAATTGCAGTCAACTGCAAACGGCGGCTTAGGCACGCTGTTTTTTTATGTCAAAAAGGAGGATTTTATGCAGACATTAAATATTAAGGTCACCCAGCAGGCGGTGATCTTACAAAACAAAGATCCGGTGACAGCTGAGAATATCAACCAAATCCGCTGTGTGGTAGAGCTGGACCCGGCATACGCCGATCTGGTCGTGCGGGTGTGCATGAACGGCCAGTTTGCCACTGTGGTGGATGGACAGTGTTTCGCCCCGCCGCTGCAAGAGTGAATGTGCCGCCTGGGCGTTTACGGCTATGCCGTGGATGGCGAGCAGTTGGTGCAGCGTATAAGCCCGGAGCCGTGCGTGTTTTATGTGCGCCCTGGTTCTTATGACCTGGCAGCTGTGGAGACGGACGCACCGGATCCAACGGAGTTGGAGTCTTATTACGCCAAGGTGCAGGCACTGCTCAAGGATATTGGTAAGGGTGTGAATGGCACCACTTATACGCCCAGCGTGTCCGCAGCGGGGGAGATCAGCTGGACCAATGACGGCGGGAAGGACAACCCGGAACCGGTGAACATTAAAGGCCCAAAGGGTGACACAGGTCCCCAGGGAGCTCCTGGTAAAGGTGGAGAGCGAGGACCGCAGGGCGAACCGGGAAAAGATGGTGCAGTGGGCCCACAGGGTGTTCCTGGCACGGACGGCAAAGACGGAGCGCCAGGCGCAGATGGTGCGCCCGGTAAAGATGGTACGGACGGTCGCGGTATCAATACCGCGTGGGTGAATGACAATGGAGAGCTGCAACTGGAGTATTCTGACGGCGAAGAGGATAACTTGGGTAATGTTAAGGGACCGCGTGGTGCAAAGGGCGTAAAGGGCGACACCGGTGCACAAGGACCTGCCGGTGCGGATGGCATTGGTATCACCGATGCACAAATCACAGAAGCCGGAGAGCTACAGATCACTTACACAGACGGTACGACTGTACTTCTGGGTGAGGTCGTAGGCCCCAAGGGCGATACAGGTGCCGCAGGCAAAGACGGCGTGAACGGTAATGATGGTGCCAAAGGCGACAAGGGAGATAAGGGGGATCCCGGTGAACCCGGCGCATCTGGTGTTGAAACCTGGGAGATCGTGTTCACAAAAACATTCGATGAAGACACCACGGCCAACCAGCAGTGGGACCTTGCCAATCCCTGCCGCAAGATCAGACTGCGCATGGCGGTGGCGGGCAGTGCTTCTAATTCAGCGGCCGGTGATACCACTGTGTATCTGAATTCCTACACCTCCAAGTGCTTCCTGCCGAATGTGTTCCGGTATGAGACGGACGCGGCGAAAGGCTCTCTTGCGGTGGCGGAAGTTGATATCACCGGCAACATGGTGCGCGTGCAAACGAATAAGACGAACATATCCAGTAACTTCAACGCGACCAATGTCCTGGCAGGGAACGCAATATGGAACGCAAGCGGGATCACCTTCAACATTATGAGAGATGTGGAAAACCATGGTGCGATCAAAGCCCTGTCGTTTCCAACGAACGGCAAGACGATTGGCAGCGGCACACAAGTTGAAATACTGGGGGTGGCAAAATGAGCATTGAAACAGAAAGCCGCATTGCGTTTTTAAAGTCCGAGTTGGCGGAGACGGATTACCTCTGTCTGAAGTACACGGACGGCGCTTTGTCTGAGGATGAATATGCGCCGATCCGCAAGCAGCGGGCAGCATACCGGGCAGAGATCAACGCCCTGCAAGGGGGTGAGACCGATGTATAGCGCATTCGTCACGGCCGCCCTGACCGCTGCCGTGTCAACGGTGGTGGGCAGCGCCGTGTCCGCTGTGATTGCTTCATTGATTGCAAGAAAAAAGAGCAAAAAAGCAATTGACGAAGTCACCACAGCCCGGTACATAGCCATCGAAAACGGCTTGCAGTCCATTTTGCGCGCCGAGATCATACGGCAGCACGACAAGCACACAGAGCGGGGCTACTGCCCCCTGTACGCCAAGGAAGCCATGGTCAAGGTGTATGACGCATACCACGCCCTGGGCGGCAATGGTATGATGACCAGATTTTATAATGAGATTATTGCGCTCCCGGAGGAGCCACAAAAGGAGGATTAACTATGAAAGTAAACGCAGGAACCATTGCGAGAACCGCTGTGCTGGCGGTATCGCTGCTGAATGTACTCTTGAATGCCTTTGGCAAGAACCCGCTTCCGTTCAGCGATGATGAAGTCTACACCACTGTGTCAACAGTGGTAGCCGTGGTGGCTTCCCTGGCCGCATGGTGGAAGAACAACAGCTTTACAAAAGCTGCTTTGAAAGCAGATGAGACGCTGGCGCTGGAACGGACGGAGACAGCAGAGAGCGAGGCTGTACACCATGAGTAAGCTGTATTACTGCCGGCAGACAACCGAAAAATGTAAAAGCATTCGCTATCCAAGTAAGCCCCATCCGTACAAGTATGGAACCTCCGGCTGCATTTACACCAGCGGCTGCGGGGTATGCGCAAGCCTTATGGTGCTCCATAACTTCGGCTTTACCGGCTTGGATACGGCAGCCTGGACACAGAAGTGCCTACTGATGGGCGCACGGTCCGCAGATGGCACCGATATGGACACGGTGGCAGTGTACCTGGAGAAGCATTACTCCATCGTAAGCAAGCGGGCAAAGACCGTTGCTGACCTGAAGAACCACCTGAAAGCCGGTGGCAAAGCTATAGTGTGCGTCAGTGGTGGCGGCAAACAGCTGTTCTCCAACGGCGGCCACTATGTGTATGTGGGCGGACTGGACAAGAGCGGTAACCTGATCGTGCTGGATCCCTACTGGTACGACGGTAAGTTTACCTTGACGACCAACCGCCGGAAGTACACAAAGGTCAAGAATGGCCGGGAGGTGTATGTGCAGCCTGCGGCGCTTGCCTCTGATTTGAGCGGCATTTGGCTGTTCACCAACGCCAAAGGCGGCAAGGCGGTGTATGCGGAAAGCGATGTCAACTACAAAAAGGCGGCGCCCAAGGCACCGACGGTTAAGCCGGGTACATACATCACCACCGCAGTGCGGGGAATTTACAAGGGCGCAGGTGCTGCTGCCGGACGCAAGAAGGTCAAGGATCTGACCACGGACGGCCGGCGACACGCAACCAGCAGCAAGTCGAAAGCAGACGCTATGTTCCGGGCAGACACCACCATCACCGTGCTGGAGACAAAGCTGCTCTCCACCGGCAACCTGTGGGCGCGCTGCCCCTCCGGCTGGCTGTGTGTATGGGAAAAGGATATTGACCGTAAATTCATCAAGTAAAGCAGAAAGCCCACCGAGTAATCGGTGGGCTTCTTTTGTTTTTTATCAAAAAATATGACAAAAAGATAAAAAAATTCATGTTTTTATTGAATTTCACATACTCTTATGATAGAATGCAACTGCAAATTAGTTGCAAAGAGGTGGGAAAGATTGAGCCAGTTTGAAAAGCTCTGGGAACGGTTTTTGTTAGTTCCAAGTGATTTTACCTATGAGGAATTAAGAAAAATCATGAAACATTACGGTTATAGTGAGAATAATAAAGGGAAAACATCTGGTTCTCGAGTAGGATTTATAAAGAGGGATGATGTAGAAAAAACGACAATATTTCTTCACAAACCTCATGGATCCGATGCGTATGTTAGAAAAGCTGCGATTAGAAGCATAATTGCTGCTATGGAAAGGAATGGTGATATTAAATGAGCAATGTTATTCAGTACAAAGGGTATTTTACGAATGTGGAATATAGCCAAGAAGACCAAATCCTTTTCGGCAAAATAGAGGGCATTCGTGATTTAGTCACATTTGAGTGCGAAAACGCAGGCGAGGTGGAACAAGCTTTCAAAGAGGCGGTGGACGATTATTTGGAATTTTGCGAAGAGGAGGGCAAAGATCCAAACAAAAGCTTTAGCGGCTCATTCAATGTAAGAGTAAGTCCGGAATTGCACAGGGATATATGGGCGGCAGCAACCAAACGCGATATGACATTAAATGCGTATGTGAATGAGGCATTGCGAGCCTCATTGAAAAAAACGACTGATCCAATGGTTGTTTTTCTTGTCCCATCAAGGCTGTCTCGGACAGAGCATGCTCCACAATTTTCCATTGATAAAGATGCCTATAAATCAGGCGAAGATGGATTTTCTTATGGCATAAATAGAAATCTAATTACGAGCGGAGGGGTAAATCAATGAACTATAATTTGAAATTGCAAGCATACAAAATAAGTCAAATTGCAGTTGATACTAAGTTGATTAAGGATGGAAAAGAAGAATTGGCAATAGAGTGCTTTGTTTCACCCAAATTCCCATTGAATGGGGATGATGATACTCTACTGCTGGCTTTTAATGCGTCTGTGTATGAAAAGGATAAGAAGGACGCTGAAAAAATCGTAAGCGCAACTGCGGAATTTATTTATGAATGTAATATGCATCCGGAGGATACAAAAGAGCTAAGAGATTATATTCTTGATCATTGCCTTGATGAAATACAGGACATAGCTTTCGAGCATATTAACAGGATTTTTGAAGCTATGAACTTTACTGGGCTAAAAATAGAGGCAAGTGAGTAAGTTGCAATTTTTACCAAGTTCAATGAAAAACGCTTGACAACACATCTTCCTTTGTAGTATAACAAAAAACAAAGGAGGAATGAAAAATGATTGTGGAAGATACCAAAGATTTGGTTGAAACTGCGGACTATGTGATCATCGAAGCTGTTTTAGTGGATGATGGATTGCGTTACAAACAACTTTCTGTTGGCATTAAAGCCAAAAATGGTGACATTATCCGCATAATTCCAATATCGACAATGCTGATGTAAAAAAAGGCCGGGTAGTTCAGTAACTGCCCGGTCTTTTTCTATACCTCGCATTACCAAGTACTGCAACGAGTACTGCAACGCCAAAAGTTTTTTATTTTCTCTCATTTTTTACACAAGCGGAAATTTGGCTTAACTAAGCCAAAAATGGAAACAGGAAGAAATAAAGGACGGCTAAAAAAGCCGTCCTTTTTGGTCGAGGTGACAAGATTTGAACTTGCGACCCCCACGTCCCGAACGTGGTGCTCTACCAAACTGAGCCACACCTCGATTTATTGCTACAATAGGATAACACAAAATGCGCGCGGTTGCAAGTGTTTTTTACAGAAATTTGTTTTGCGACGGGTCATAGGTCATGCCGATGGCAGCCAACTGGGCCTCCAGCGCCGCCCGGTCCACCTGCAAGTCTGCACACAGAGCGTCCAGACTGGGATAAAAATCCCGCAATTTGGTATTGATTACGCTAAACAAAATAAACGGGTCCTTGGGTAATGCAGCCATCTTTTTTGCCTCCCGGTGCAGATTTGATTTTAATTTACCATAAAAAGCGGGAGAATTCAAGAAAAATCCCGCCTTTTATATTGATTATTTTCTATTTATATGTCATAATAGGCTGTAATTTTATATCCGGCGCAAAACGGCGCTATCGCCCGTTGGCCGGAACAGTAGGTGAAATCATGACGGAAAATGAAAAAATCGCAGCGCTGCTCTTTCCCCATATTACCATGACCCCGGCGGATTACGAAGCCAAATACCCGCCCCGGCAGCTGAAAGAGGGCGCCAGAGTCAGCCGCTTTTCGCCCAGCCCAACAGGCTTTTTGCACTTTGGCAATCTGTTTTCCTGTGCGGCGGCATACCGCACTGCCCGCTGCACCGACGGCGTGTTCTATGTGCGGGTGGAAGATACGGATCAAAAGCGCAAGGTAGAGGGCGCGGTGGAGACCATGCTCTCTGCGCTGCAAATCTACGGCATTACACCGGACGAAGGCGTGATGGGGGACGGAAGCGAAAGCGGCGCCTACGGCCCTTACACCCAAAGTCTGCGCAAAGACATTTACCAGTGCTACGGCAAATCTCTGGTGGAGGAAGGGCTGGCTTACCCCTGCTTTTGCACCCCGGAGGAACTGGAAGACCTGCACGCCCGGCAGGAGAACGAGGACATTAAAGGCTACTGGGGTCCCTACGCCCACTGTCGGGATCTGACCTACGACCAAATCAAGGCCAATATAGACGCCGGCAAGCCCTGGACCCTGCGCCTGCGCTCTCCCGGCAAGCCGGAGGGCAAGGTGCGCTTTGACGATCTGATCAAAGGCAAAATTGAAATGCAGGAGAATGTAATTGATGTGGTGCTGCTGAAAACCGACGGCATTCCCACCTATCACTTTGCCCACGCGGTGGACGACCACCTGATGCGAACCACCCATGTGGTGCGGGGTGACGAATGGATCGCCTCTGTGCCCCTGCACCTGCAGCTGTTCAAGCTCTTAGGCTTCCGCCCGGTGAAATACGCCCATATTGCCCCCATTCTTAAGGAAGAAAACGGCGGCAAGCGCAAGCTCTCTAAGCGCAAGGACCCGGAAGCGGCCGTTACCTACTACGACCAAATGGGTATTCCGGCGGCAGCGGTCAACGAATATATGATGACCATTGCCAACTCCAACTTTGAGGACTGGCGGCGTGCCAACCCCACAGCAGACCTGGCAGACTTCCCCTTTAACTTAAAGAAAATGAGCGTGTCCGGTGCCCTGTTTGATATGGCCAAGCTGACGGATGTGTCCAAGACCGTCATCAGCAAAATGACTGCACAGGAAGTGTTTGACCTGGCCCACGCCTGGGCCGATCGGCACCAGCCGGAACTGGCCGCGCTGTTTGACAGCGATCCGGCCTACGCGGTGGCAGTGCTCAGCATTGACCGGGGCGGCAAAAAGCCCCGCAAGGACATTGCCAAATGGAGTGATCTGGCGGACTACATCAGCTATTTCTACGACCAAACCTTTACCCCCTGCTACGACCTGACCGGCAATGCGAATCCGGCACTGGCAGTACAGGTGCTGGAGCAGTACAAAGACCTGGTGGACACCGCAGACGACAAAGACACCTGGTTTGCCAAGATCAAGGCGTTGTGCCCGCAGGTGGGCTGCACCCCCAATGTGAAAGAATACAAGCAGGACCCCACAGCGTTCAAGGGCCATGTAGGCGATGTGTCTACCGTGATCCGAGTGGCGCTCACCGGGCGCACCAACACCCCGGACCTGCACGCTATACTGGCTTTGCTGGGGCAAGAGACCGCACAAGCCAGACTAAACGCCGCACTGGCGCACTACAAGGAGGAGTACCATGGCTGAGGAGATCAGAGAAAACTCTAATTTTATCCACGATTTTATTGATAAAGACCTGGAGGACGGGGTATATAGCAGCATACAGACCCGCTTTCCCCCGGAGCCCAACGGCTACCTGCACATTGGCCACGCCAAGGCCATTTGCATCAATTTTGGGGTAAAGGAAAAGTACAAGGGCGTGTGCAATCTGCGCTTGGACGACACCAACCCCACCAAAGAGGACACCGAGTATGTAGACGCCATCAAAGAGGACATTCAATGGCTGGGCTTTCAGTGGGACAACCTGTACTACGCCTCCGACTACTTTGACTTTCTCTTTGACTGCGCCATCAAGCTGATCAAGAAAGGCAAGGCCTTTGTTTGCGAGCTGACGCCGGAGGAAATGCGCGCCTACCGGGGCACCCTCACCGAGCCGGGCAAAGAGAGCCCCTACCGCAACCGCTCCGTGGAGGAAAACCTGGACCTGTTTATGCGCATGAGCAAGGGCGAGTTCCCGGAGGGCAGCAAGGTGCTGCGTGCCAAAATCGATATGAGCTCCCCCAACCTGAATATGAGGGACCCGATCATTTATCGCATTATGTACGCCCACCATCACCGCACCGGCGACAAATGGTGCGTGTATCCCATGTATGACTTTGCCCATCCCCTGTCGGACGCCAGAGAGGGCGTGACCCACTCTCTGTGTTCTCTGGAATTTGAAAACCACCGCCCGCTGTACAACTGGTTTGTAGACGAGCTGATCGAAGGGCAAAAGCCCCGCCAGATCGAGTTTGCCCGGCTGAACCTGAACTACACCCTCACCAGCAAGCGCAAGTGCTTAAAGCTGGTGCAGGACGGCATTGTCAGCGGCTGGGATGATCCCCGTATGGCCACCCTCAGCGGTATGCGCCGCCGGGGCTATCCGCCGGAGGCGGTACGGGACTTCTGCGAGCGCATCGGCGTGTCCAAGGCGTATAGCGTGGTGGACTTTGCCCTGCTGGAGGCCTGCGCACGGGAGCACCTGAACACCTCCGCTCCCCGAGCCATGGCGGTGCTGGACCCCATTAAGCTGGTGATCGACAACTACCCGGAGGACAAGACCGAGGCCCTGGAAGTGGAATACCACCCGGACCACCCGGAATACGGCAAGCGCACCGTGCCCTTTGGCCGGGAGCTGTACATTGAGCGGGACGACTTTATGGCCGAGCCCATCAAGAAATACCGCCGTCTGTACCCGGGCAACGAGGTACGGCTGTACAAGGCCTACCTGGTGACCTGCACCGGTTATGACACAGACGAAAATGGCAATGTGACCTGCGTGCACGCCACCTACGACCCGGCCACCTTTGGCGGCGACGCCCCGGATGGGCGCAAGGTACGCGGCACCATTCACTGGGTCAGCGCCAAAGAAAACACCCCCCTGACCGCCCGGATCTATGACCGGCTGTTTAATGTGGAGAACCCCAGCGACGACAGCGGCGTCAACTCCTTTGAGGAGAACCTAAACCCGGACAGTCTGACCGAGAAGCAAGGCTACGGCGAGGTGGCACTGGCCACGGCTAAGGCCGGCGATCGGTTCCAGTTTATGCGGGACGGCTACTTTTGTATGGACAAGGACTCTGCCCCCGGCGCACCGGTGTTTAACCGCACCGTTGCTCTGCGAGACAGCTTTAATATCAAAAAGAATAAATAAGAATTCGGGTGAGCACTTTGAGTACAAGAAAAGATATAAAAAACATTGCAATCATTGCCCATGTTGACCACGGCAAAACCACTCTGGTGGACGAAATGCTGCGCCAAAGCGGCACCTTCCGCCAAAATGAAGTGGTAGAAGAGCGGGTCATGGACAGCAACGACCTGGAGCGTGAGCGGGGCATTACCATTATGTCCAAGAACACCTCCATTCACTATAACAACACCAAGATCAACATTGTAGACACGCCCGGCCATGCGGACTTTGGCGGCGAGGTAGAGCGTATTCTTACCATGGTAGACGGCGTTCTGCTGCTGGTAGACGCTTTTGAGGGCTGTATGCCCCAGACCCGCTTTGTGCTGAAAAAGGCGCTGGGTCTGCACAAGACGCCGTTGGTGGTGGTCAACAAGATTGACCGGGACGGCGCCCGCCCTGCCGAGGTGGTAGACGAGGTACTGGACCTGTTTATTGAGCTGGGCGCAGACGATGACCAAATCGACTTCCCGGTGATCTACGCCTCTGCCAAGGACGGCTACGCCGGCACAGAGCCGGATGTGCGCAGCGGCGATATGCGCCCGCTGCTGGACGCCATCTTAAAGTACATTCCATCTCCCCAGGGCGACCCGGAGGGTCCCACCCAGGTACTGTTCTCCTCTTTGGAATATGATGACTATGTGGGCCGTATCGGCGTGGGCCGTGTGGAGCGAGGCAGCGTAAAAGTCAACGCACCCTATGTGCTGTGCCGCCGGGATGATACCCGGGAAAACATCCGGGTTACCAAACTGTACCAATTTGAGGGGCTGAAGCGGGTGCCGGTAGAGGAAGCGGTCATGGGCGACCTGATTTGCGTGGCCGGTATTGCGGACCTGAACATCGGCGAGACCTTGTGCGCCCCGGAGTGCGTGGAGCCGCTGCCCTTTGTAAAGATTGATGAGCCCACCATCAGCATGAACTTTATGGTCAACGATTCTCCCTTTGCCGGGCGTGAGGGCAAGTATGTCACCTCCCGCAACCTGCGGGACCGCCTGTTTAAGGAAGTGGAGACCAACGTGTCCATGCGGGTGGAAGAAACGGACAGTATGGACACCTTTAAGGTATCCGGCCGAGGTGAGCTGCACCTGTCCATTCTCATTGAGACCATGCGGCGAGAGAACTATGAATTCGCCGTCAGCCGTCCCCAGGTCATTCTGAAAAAGGATCCCCAGACCGGCAAGACCCTGGAGCCTATGGAACTGGCCATCATTGAAGTGCCGGAGGCCTATGTAGGCGCCGTGATGGAGAAACTGTGCTCCCGCAAAGGCGAGATTGAGAACATGGACACCCGCTCCACCGGCATGACCCACCTGGAGATCAAAATTCCCGCCCGCGGGCTGATCGGCTACCGCAGCGAGTTCTTGACGGACACCAACGGCAACGGCATTATGAACCAGCTGTTTGGCGGATATGAGCCCTACAAGGGTGAGATCGCTACCCGCACCCACGGCTCCATCGTGGTGCACGAGACCGGCACCACCAGCGGCTACGGTCTGTGGAACACTCAGGACCGGGGGCGGCTGTTCGTTGGTCCCGGTGTAGAGGTGTACGAGGGTATGATCGTGGGCGAATGCGCCAAGGACGAGGACATTGTGTGCAATGTGTGCAAGAAGAAGCATGTAACCAACACCCGAGCCAGCGGCTCCGACGAGGCGCTGAAGCTGGTGCCCCCCACCACTCTGTCTCTGGAACAGAGCATGGAATTCCTGGCAGATGATGAGCTGCTGGAAGTGACCCCCAAGAGCATTCGTCTGCGCAAGATGATCTTGGACAAATCCCTGCGACTGAAAGCGGAAAGCCGCAGAAAATAAATCAAAAATGAACGCAAAAAGGAGTGTGAAGTATGGCCGCAGGTCTTTATATTCATATTCCTTTTTGTTTTTCCAAGTGCCCGTACTGCGATTTTTACAGCACCAAGTACACCCCGACAGCCGCCGACGCTTTTGCCGAGAAGCTGGGAGGGCAAATGCAAGACTATACCGGCAGTTTTGACACGGTGTACTTTGGCGGCGGCACCCCCTCCATCCTGGAGCCACAGGTGCTCACCGGCATTTTGCAGGCGGTGCGGGATCACTTTACCATTGACCCGGCGGCGGAGATCACCGTAGAGTGCAACCCCTCCAAGGACCTGACCGGGGATATGGAGCAGTACGCAGCGGCGGGAATCAACCGGGTGAGCATCGGTATGCAAAGCGCCGTGGATCGGGAACGGTTCGCCCTGGGGCGCCGTGCCGGCAGCGGGGAAGTGGCCCGCACCGTAGCGGCAGCCAAGGCGGCAGGCATTACCAATATTAGCCTGGATGTAATGCTGGGCACCCCCAAACAGACCCCGGACAGCTTGGAGGAAACCTTTGCCTTTATTGAGCGTATGCAGGTGACCCACATCAGCGCCTATCTGCTGAAGATCGAACCGGGCACCCCCTTTGACCGCCTGCAAGCCAAGCTGGCGCTGCCGGAGGAGGACACCGTGTGCCAAATGTACCTGCAAACGGTGGAGCGGCTGGGACAACTGGGCTTTGCCCAGTACGAGATCAGCAACTTTGCCCGCCCGGGGTACGAGAGCCGCCACAACTTGAAATACTGGCTGCTGGAGCCGTACTTGGGGCTGGGGCCCAGCGCCCACTCCCTGTGGAACGGTAGGCGCTTTTACTTTGACCGGGACTGGATCTGGCAGGACGAAGGCCCCGGCGGCGACCGAGAGGAGCAAATTCTCTTAGGCTTACGACTGAACCGGGGCATACCGGAGGACTGGCTCACCCACGATCCGGCGCCGTACATTGCCGGGGGATTTATGCGCCGCGCCAATGGTCGCATTTCCCTGACCCCCCGGGGTATGCTGGTATCCAACACCATTTTAGCAGAATTACTGGACTAAGGAGGAGCCTATGTTAACCGGACTGGCAGGCGGCGCCCTTTGGGCGCTGGACACGGTCATACTGGGCATGGCTCTGGCACTGCCGGTGTTTACCGGCGATCCCAGAGCAGCAATACTGGCACCCTTTGCCAGCACCTTTTTGCACGACCTGTGCTCTTCCCTGTGGATGCTGGGCTATACCGGGCTGCGCCGCCAATACAAGGCAGTATGGCAAGCGCTACGCACCCGGGGTGGCCGCTTTGTGGCGCTAGGCGCACTACTGGGCGGCCCGGTGGGTATGACCGGCTATGTGCTGGCCATCAACGCCATCGGCCCGGCGTACACCGCCATTATCTCCGCACTGTACCCGGCACTGGGCACGGTGCTGGCACACTTTTTCTTAAAGGAAAAATTGCGCCCTACCGGCCTGATTGGTCTGGCGCTGAGTATCGGCGGAGTGATCGCTCTGGGCTACACCCCCGGCACGGCGCTGCCAAAGGGACAGCTACTGGGCTTTGGCTGCGCGCTGCTGTGTTGTATCGGCTGGGCAGCGGAGGGGGTCATCTGCACCTACGGACTGCAAAGCAGCACCGTCACCAACGCCCAGGCGCTGCAAATCCGCCAGCCGGTGTCGGCGCTGACCTATGCCATTGTTTTGCTGCCGGCCTGCAAGGGCTGGGGCTTTACCGCCGGGCTGTTTGGCACGCGGGCACTGTGGATCATCGCCCTGTCCGCCCTGTGCGGCACCGCCTCTTATCTGTGCTACTACAAGGCACTGGGCAAGCTGGGCACCGGCAAGGCCATGCCCCTGAACATTACTTACGCCGCCTGGTCGCTGCCGTTCTCTTACCTGCTTTTGCACCAGGTACCCGGCACCAAGGACATACTCTGCGCCCTGGTGGTGCTGCTGGGTGCGCTACTGGCCGCTTACGAAAAGCCTCAAAAATTGGAAAAATCAAACAACCAATGAACGCAAAAAACGGGCATACTAAAACCGAAGGAGGTTTTCAGTATGCCCGATTTATTTCATTTAACGCCGGAGATGAACCAATACTTTAACGCCTTGCCGGAGAGCGTAAAAGAGAATATCATTCAATCCGGCGCCAAGATCAATTCCCTGGAGGACCTAAAGGCCGTGGCGGCACAGCTGTGCAACCATGCAGAATAACCGCCACTTTCCCCAAACGGAAAACAGCCTGAATAACTGGGACGCGCCGGTGCGCCACGCACCCGGCCGTTACCGGGATTATCGCGAGAAGTACGCCCTGACCACCGGCGAGGTCACCGCCCGCTACTGCGAAAATATTACCAACCCCACCGTCCAGCCGGATGGCAAAACAGAAATGCACACCCCCATTCCGGATGTGGCCCATGTGGAGCAAAGCAAAGCCTATCAAGAAGAAAATCAGTTGTAACCCCATCATCAGACGGCAGCTATTTGCCGTCTATTTTTATACCTTTTCATCGAATTTTGTAAATTTATAGGATATTTTTGGCGTATTTTCCCATTTTGCCACACTATATAATAGAAGCGTTTTTACGATGTTCGGGGGGCGTATGGAAAGAGAGCAGATATACAATATAATTCGGCAGTGCAATATGCACCGGCAAAAGGTCCTTGGGGTATGTATGCGCTACTTCGGCTTTTCCATAGATGATGCTGAGGATTGTGTGCAAGAAGCTTTCTTTTCCTTGTATGACAATTTGGCACAAGGGAAAGAAATACAAAACCCCATGGCTTGGATATACAAAGTCGCCGTTAATCAAGGCAAACGACTCGTCTGTGCACAGCAACAAAAAGGGATTTACAATTTCTCAACCACAGAAGAAATGGAACAATTTATAGAAAATGTTCCTTACAATCCCGATTTGTTGGACTTAATGATAACGGACGATGAAATTCAACAGCAGGCAGTATCGATCCTTTCTGCACTAAATGACAAAGAACGCACCTTATACATATTACACTATAGACAAAAGCTGAAATTGAAAGAAATAGCAAAACAACAAAACATACAGGAAGCGACCGTGCGCAAACAACACCAACGATTAAAGAAAAAGCTGCTAAAAATGATAAAAAATCTATAATTCTGAAATTTTTTGTCACTTTTTGTCTAATTCACACATATAAGTATAGGAAAGCGCTTTTCTATTCAACCACCAACCTTATTTTTTAACTTAGGAGGTCTAAAATGAAAAGTTCTAAACGACAAAGACTCATCAGCTTTCTCTGTGTGTTCTTAGTTACCATCATTTCCGTTGGTTCCATCACCGCAATGGCCAGTTCCAAATACGGCATTGCCACGATCAAGGCCAACAGTGCCACAACAACGATCGGTGATGTTAAGAAAGAAGATTCAACAGACAAACACAGCGGCATGATCGCACAAAGAAGTTATGGGCAAAAGTCAAATTTTGCCTGCTATGTTTGGGTAAAAGATATAACCAAATCCAAGGTATTAACAGCCAAGAGTGCCATTTATGTAAATGGAAATAATAGAACCCATAATCTCAAATACAAAGATGGCGTGTCTGCCAGTAACAAAGACACCTTGAGGTTTTATGCATCCCAGGCATCCAGCGAAACAAAGGGCTTATCCTATGCCATCTCCGGCGACTCAATCGCATAAATGCAGAGCAACCGTGCAGTGGGCAACTGCTGCACGGTTGCCGTCAGAAAGGACGGATCCCATGAAAAAATGCTTGCGCTA